CGGACGATTTTAGTGATAACTTTGCGCATTATGAGTTACGTGCTAAATTAAAAGGCAGTTTGCTTTTATTTACACGAACCTTTTTCAAGGAAATAACTGGTCGAGATTTTATCATTTCCAACCCCAAAGGCCGTGAAAGTCACTTCATCACCATAGCAAAGGCATTAACCAAAGTATCAAGACTTGAATCACTTAGGTTAATTATCAATCTCCCACCAGGACACGCGAAAAGCACCATGCTTAGTTTCTGGGTAGCGTGGTGTATGGCAAAATATCCTGACTCAAACTTTTTATATATTTCTTATTCTAAAACAATTGCTGCTCACCATACTGAATTTATCAAACGGATAATGTCTCTAAAAACTTATAATTTGTTATTTGGCGTAAAGCTCAGAGAAGATTCACAAGCAAAAGACTCATTTAAAACAGAGCAAGGTGGGACTATTGGGGCATTTGGTGCGGCTGGTTCTATTACAGGTTTGAATGCTGGATTGCCTGGCCTTGATAGGTTTTCTGGGGCAGTAATATTGGATGACAGCCATAAACCCGATGAAGTCACGAGCGACACGATAAGGGAAGGTGTAATAACGAATTACCGTGAAACAATTATGCAACGCCCACGGGGTGTAAATGTTCCAATTATCTTTCTAGGCCAAAGACTACATGAACAAGATTTGCCGGGTTATTTGCTAGAAGGTGGAGACGGTTACGAGTGGGATAAAGTAATACTTAAAGCCATAGATGATGCTGGAAATGCTCTATACCCAGAAGCTTTTCCGCTTGAAATGCTGCGCAACAAACAGAAAACAGACCGTTATGTATTTGCATCTCAGTTTCAGCAAGACCCACAACCTGCTGGCGGTGGCTTGTTTATGGCCGAGGACTTCCCAATTTTAGAAGAATGCCCAGAAATTATTACAACTTTTATTACAGCCGATACTGCCGAAACTGCCGACCCAAGAAATGACGCTTCCGTATTTTCATATTGGGGACTTTATGAGATAGAAAATGAGGGTGTAAAAAGCGGAATGATGGGGCTTCACTGGTTAAATTGTGTTGAAATACGAGTAGAACCGCGCGATTTAGAAGACGAGTTCATGAACTTTTGGCGCGAATCTTGCCGAATAAACCAAGTTCCTCAAGCTGCATATATTGAAAAGAAATCAACCGGCGTCACTCTGATATCCATATTAAAGGGTGTGCGTGGACTTAAAATTAAAGAAATTCAAAGAACTCGCAAGTCAGGAAGTAAATGCCAAAGATTTATCGATGCTCAGCCCTATATTGCATCACAAAGAATATCATTGCCTCATAACGCATATCATACTGAAATGTGTGTTAATCACATGAAAAAGATTACCAATAACGACACACATGCGCATGATGATATTGCAGATACTTGCTCTGATGCGATTAACATTGCTTTAGCTAACAACTTGTTAAATTTTGCTGGTGCAAACACTTATACTAAGAAGAACTTATCAAAAGAAGCCGCTTTAAAATACAAAAGAATATTAAAAGCCAAACGAAATGCTCATAGAAAAAGGATTTAATCATGCGTGTATCAAAAAAACACAAAAGCCAGTTAGAAGCTATCAAGGACACTGTAGGTGAAAGTTATCAATATTTTGAACCTAATTTCAGGCGTTATCATGAGTTCAAGAAGTTTGTATACAAAACAACTTTAACCGAAGATGAGTTGACTGTTTTAGAGTCTTTGGATAAGCCTCAAATTGAATTCAACATTATGGAAGCTTATATAAGTAGACTAAGAGGTGAGTTTTCCAAAATGCAGCCTGGTTTTGTAGTTCGTGCGCAAGATACAGTAGATTATATAGACCCCAGGCTTATCAAAGTATTAGAAGGCCATTTCAGAGCTATGTTAAGCGACGCTGACAATGATGGTTTTTCCTATGACGTTTATACAGACTTACTTGTTGGCGGTTTCAGCGTTGCCGAAGTATACACTGATTACATATCAGAAATGTCGATGGATCAAAAAATATTTGTTGAAAGAGTGTTCGACCCTACTCTGTGCGGCTTTGACCCATTAGCCAGAAAATCGCATAAAGGTGATGGCCAATATGCCTTTCAATTGTTCCCAAAAACAGTCGAAGAAGCAGTTGATATTTATGGTTCAGATATTAAAAAGGGACTCAAATATGCGCGTAATGTTCGTGGGTTTAATTGGTCATATCGTTCGGGTAAAAACGATATTATCCTGATTTGTGATTATTATAAGAAAGAATATAAAAAGAAAAAAATTACAAAGCTTACGAATGGTCGAGTAGTAACCGTTGACGACTATGAAATGTTATTAGCAAGATGGGATGAAATAGGTGGCTTTACACAAGCACCACAGCCAGTTGGCAAGATAAGAACAACCGAGCTTGAGACAATCAAGAGATTTAGGTTTTCTGGTGCTAAAATGATTGATGTTGTTGACACTAATTATTCTATGCTGCCATTGGTTTTCTTTGATGGAAACAGTGTGGTGTTGAGGGATAATGAGGATTCACCAGCGCAACAAATGACAAGACCGTATGTATACAATTTAAAAGATACGCAAAGGCTTAAAAACTTTGCTGGACAATCATTGGCTAACGAGCTTGAAAATACGGTTGAGCATAAATTCATAGCTTCAATTGAGTCAGTACCGGAAGATTACTTAGACGCTTATGTAAATGTACAAAAACCAAGCACGTTACTATATAATCAATTTATGGATGGCGACCCCTCTGTCCCCTTGAATGCACCGAGGGAAGTGGTAAGGACACCAATACCGCCAGAAATATCAGCCACCTTCCAAATGACTGATAACCTTATGCAGTCTATTCTTGGCACGTATGATGCAGCACTTGGTATTAATAATAAAGAATTGTCTGGGGTAGCCATTATGCAAGGAGCCATGCATTCAAATAGTGCATCGATGCCTTGTACAGTAGGATTTATAAAAGGACTTAACCGCGTAGCTAAGATTGCTTTAGATTTGATTCCGAAATACTACGTTACGCCACGTTCTTTGCCGGTTGTGCATACTGACGGCAAAAGAACCTATGAAATTATTAATAAACCCAATTCTGTAAACATTAACTTTGATGCCAAAGGGCTAGGTGTAAAAGTTGAAGCAGGTGTTAACTTTGAGGTACAAAAACAAATAAGCTTGGAAACAATGATTCAGTTAATGCAGACATCTGAAACATTCAAGGCGTTTATTAATAAAAAAGGCATACCAATTCTGTTAGATAATATTGATATTCGTGGAATTGATGCGCTTAAAGAACAAGTCGGGGAGTTCATGCAGGAAATGGAACAGCAAGAGCAAGCCGCTATGGAAATGCAGCAAAAACAAGCTCAACAACAGCTAGACCCGAATCAAATTATGGCTGCACAAGTAGAAGTTGAGAATAGAAAAGTAGAGCAAAAGTCACGCGAAGCTGAACTTAAAGCACAAGTTGATTTGACTAAAATTGCTGCTGACGATGCAGTTAAAAACAAACAGGCTGATATCGATTTCATTGAAGCAATGGCAAAAATTGATAATCAAAACATAGAAACGGCTCTAAAGCAGGAGCAAATTGACGCTGAAAATACTAGAAGTGCTGTAGATATGGCTATGAAAGTTGCAGGACATCAACAAAAAAATACTGACACTATCAAGGTAGAAGATGAGGAAATGTGACTTTATAATAGATGTTGAGGCAACAAAAAAGGAGAATAAGTTAATCATTTTATGTGTTCATGAAGAATCAGATTACCATGGAGTAATCGAATTCGAAGATGAAACAATAAGGGAAATGATTGAGCCTATTCAAACTTTTCTTTGGGAAATGCAATGCATGGCTGAGCATGTTCAGTGGAAATCAGAGGAATTAAAAAATGGCAAAGAATTGGATTAAGGGAGCCATCAAGAAAAAAGGTAGCTTAACGGCTGCTGCTAAAAAAGCAGGTGAGCTAACCAAAAAAGGCGATATTAAAGATTCTTGGATTGATAAAGTAGCTGCGAACAAAGATAATCGTTATTCTACTAAAATGGAACGCAGGGCTGAGCTTGCGAAAACATTAAAAAAGATGCGTAAGAAAAAGTGAGGGAAAGATGCCATTAGCTAAAGGGGTAAGTTATTTATTTTTAATTTTTTCATAATTATGCGAATAACCATGACATATGTGATGATTATGCTCTAAACTATGGCAGTTAGGGCATAAAATTTCTAAATTTGATCTATCGTTATTCTTTCTATCTCGATCTTTGTGATGAATGCCTAAGATATGCGTATGATCGCCATATCCACATCTTTCGCATTTTTTGATTAAGCCTGATTTTTTTAAAGAAGCTCTAGCAGCGGAGAAAGAAACTTGGCCTTTATCAATTTTTTCTTTATGAAAACATTGAAGTGAACAATATTTTTTTTTCCTTGATTTAGGCACGCTAAACGTTGCTTTGCAATATATACATTTTCTTTCTTCTTTAAATCCAGTTCTTCTTTGAATAAGTCGACATTTATTAGAACAATATTTAGCGGTGTTTTTTCTGTGATTTATAACTTCAAATGGACTAGAGCAAATATGACATATTATTTGTGATTTTTGGCTGGTACCTTTTGAAGTGCAACTTTTAGAGCAATATTTTGCATAAACAGCGCGAGAAGCTGTTCTTTCAAATGATTTGTTGCAACATAAACATATAAGTGTTTTATTTTCTCCTTTTGGATTTCTTTTTCTTCCTTTAAGTGCTTTTGCAGAACATGATTTAGAACAGTATTTTGTACGTTTTAATTGAGATTCTTTATGGAGATATATTTTGTTACAATAATTACAGTTACGAGATAAATATTTAGGCATCAATTAAGCATTTCAGGCAGAATAAAGAAGGATAGTAGCAGATATGAATAAAGCTAGCAAGAAAAGGGCCGTGGGTACTGCATATGGTGAAGCTGATTTAGCCATTGATAAAGCCAAAAAGAAAAAAGTTAAGCATATGGACGTTAAAGCTGATGAAAAATTAATCAAAAAAATGATTAAAGAGTTAGTCAAAGCAGAAGCTTTAAAAGCAAATAAGAAAAAAAAATAACACTTTATTTAATATAAGGGTTTACAAATAGTTAAATATATTTGCTATACTCCATATAAATATCGACTATGCGATTAATCATAGGCCAAATACGCATCTATGCGGAAAAATAGGCGTAACTAGAACGACTCTAGGATATTACGGTCACACCGGAAAATCGTGAGGTTTCAGATGGACAAAGAGGTAGTTGCAGAAGAATTGCAAAATACTAACACGGAACAGTTACCCGAAGAAAAAGAAGGTGCTGCGCCGGAAAAAATGCTTCCTGAATCCCGTGTGATTGAGCTTATTAAAAAAGCCAAATACAAGGGAGAAAAGAAAATGCAAGATAAACTTGAAGCGGTTACTCAAGAGCTTGAGCAATTACGCGGACAATCAGAACCACAACAAGCTGCGCCACAGCAATCTATTGGGGGAATGCAACAAGTTGACCCTGAGCAGATTAGGCAGCAAGTTATGGAGAAGATTAAAGAAGAAATGCTTGAGCAACAGAGACAACAGCATCAAGAAATGTTGCAGAAACAAGCTCAGGAAGTAGCGGATAGCTTTTATAACAAAATGGGACAAGGCAAAGAAATGTTCGATGATTTCGACGCTGTAACGTCTGATTTTGAGCCAAATGCTTTCCCTGAATTAGTATTTTTAGCCAATGAAGCTGATAACACCGCAGCTATTATTTATGAGTTGAAAAAGAACCCACAAAAATTAGCTGCACTTCAAGTTCTAGTTAGTCAGTCGCCAAATATGGCGCGTAGCGAAATCACAAAACTTTCTCAGTCAATCAAGGCTAACGAGGAAGCGGCGAGACAAGAACGTGAAGTAACAGAACCTCTTAACCGGATGAAGCCTTCTCAAGCTGGTGCTGGAAGTGGTTCGTTCTCGATTAAAGACTTAAGGAACATGAGTTCTTTAAGGGGATAATTCCCATGGCCATTTCAGCACTGTTATTAAATGACTTAATAATAGAGGGCAAGAAATGGCCGTTCCAAATAATATCTTACAACAGGTACAAACCTATCAGCGTAGTGCTTTAGCATATTTAGAAAACTTAAATTGCTTTATTTCCACTGCAAATACTAAATTTAAAAACTTCCAAGACTTAGAAGCGAACCTTGGTGATAGCGTCACTTTTGACCTTCCACCACGTATGATTTCAGCTAATAGCTTAGTATCTACATTCCAAGCTGCTGAGCAAAGAGTTCAAACCTTAACAGTTGACCAAGCTAAAAACGTCAGCTACGCATTCACCGCACAACAATTCATCTTCAATGTTGAAGATTACATGGATAGATTCGGTAAGTCAGCTATTGAAGAGCTTTCAGCCGAAGTTGAATCAAATGTTGCTGAGGTTTGTGTGACTGCACCCTATCGTTTTTACGGCGATGGAAGCACCCCAATTAATTCTTATGGGCAACTAGCCGATGCTTTGGCATTGTTCCGTAACTTCGGTGCAGCTAAAGACAATGTTCGATTCTATATGGATGATGTTGCACAAGCAGCGGTTGTTAATTCAGGTTTAAACCAGTTTGTTCCTAGACGTAACGATGAAGAAGCTAACTCTTGGGATATCGGAGATTTCAACCGTGCGTCTTTCTATATTAGTAACCTTTTACCTATTCATACTGCTGGTAACGTTGGTAATAATGGTACAGTACTCACAGTTGTTAGCGTAACTAAAAATGCTGATGACGCTGTAACTAGTATTACATTTAGCGGTGCTGGTGCATCTGATGCAGACGCGGTTAAATTGCATGATAAATTCCAGTTTAGCGATGGCGTAGCAGGTCAGACAGATATGAGATTTAGAACCTTTATTGGTCACAAAGTCTCAAAATCACCAGTTCAGTTCCGTGCTACTGCTGATGCCGCTTCTACTGGTGGTGGTAACGTTACTGTTTCTGTATTCCCACCATTAAAAGCAAGTTCTGGCAACGACCAAAACATTAACGTTGAGATTAATGCAGGTATGCAGGTTACAGCACTTCCTAATCACAGAGCAGGTATGATTAATGCTGGTAACTCATTGTTCTTAGGTATGCCTAGACTTCCAGAAGAAGTTCCTTTCCCAACTGCTAACGAACAAGACCCTGATACTGGTGTTTCTTGTCGTATGTACTATGGCAGTCTGTTTGGGCAAAACCAACGAGGCATGATCCATGACTGTATTTGGGGCAAAACTCAAGTGCCCGAATATTCGATGTCAATTGTGTTTCCAGTTTGATTGTGTCCATAACTTGGTAGTATAATATTGCTTCTTTAAATAATCTACTATTAAGTTATGGCTAAATTAAATTGCTCCAAATGTGGAGGGGAAAAAAAAGGCTCGTATATCAAGGAATCTTGGTGCGGTACATGCAGAAATGCTCAAAGGAAGGAAAAACGTTTAAGAGATAGGTTGGCGAAGGGTCTTAGGCCAGTAGGTTCGGGACGTGATCCAAATTGCAAGAAATGTTTTCAGCCTAAAGAAAAAAGGTATTTTGAAGGCAGTTTATGTGGAAAATGTAAACTAGAAAAAGCAAAAATTGATTATCGAAATAAGCGTGATAAAGAAGGATGTAAGCCGCGTAGAATAGGGAGAAATCCTATATGTAAATGCGGAATTACAAAAGAAAATTCCAATGAAGCATACTGTGTGAAATGTACAAATGAGAGAAAAAGAGATTTAAGGGCCAAGAAAAAACTAGACCCAGAGTTTCAAAAATTAGAGCGTGAAAGAATAAACAAGAAATATGCAGAAGATTATTTGCATCGCTTAAAAAGAATATGCCGTGAAGCAACAAATAGGCGTATAAACTCTGGATTATTAGTTAAAGAAAATTGTGAGGTGTGTGATACTAATGAAAACATCCAGGCACATCATGATGATTATACTGATCCAATGAATGTGAGATGGATGTGTAGTTGGTGTCATGCTCAACATCATAAAAACTTAAAAAAGGAACAATAAAATGAGTATAAATTTACCTGTTGTTAACGCTGCTAACCTCTATGTAGACAATTTAGAGTTAGCATGGGCATCTGCAACCACATTAACTGTAGCTGCTGGACGTGCCAGAAATTCAACTAACGAAAGTGACATTATTTTGTCGGCTGCTGTGACTATAAATGGTGCTGCAAATGGCGCGAATGGCTTAGATACTGGCTCATTAGCAAATAACACTTTCTATGCGGTATATGCTATTGGCGATTCCACATTAAATAATGACGCTGCTGCTATTCTTTCAACTGCCACAGATGGTCCTTTGCAACCTGCTGGCTATGATATGTATCGTCGTATTGGATGGGTTCTTACTGACGGCTCTGCCCAGTTCTTAAAGTTCTGGCAGTATGGCAATGATAAATCACGCATGTATTATTATGATGTCGGTATTTCTGAATTAGCTGGCGGTTCAAGTGCTACATATGCTGCTGTTGATTTAGCAACTTCAGTTCCCCCTATCGCTACTGAAGTTTTATTTGACGTTGCTTATACACCTAACGGTGCTACTGATGTTGCTGAGTTCTTACCATTTGGCTCAACTGCTACTAACGGTGTAGTTCGATTTGGATATGGTGTTGCTGGCGCGCAAGTCGGCATGGCTATGATTCCTTGCGAACTAGACAGTGCAGTGCCTAAAATTCAATATAAAGTAACTGCTGGTGATGCACTAACATTATTAGTAAACGGTTACAAAGACGAACTTTAATCCAAAGGAGCTTGTATGGCCTATACAACGCTACAACTAATTAATAATGCTTATTATGCATCGGGTGTAGTTAGTCGTGAATTTGAGACTGTATCAGGTGAACAAGCTCAGGATGGCCTGCAATGGTTAAATGAATTGTTAGCTGACAAAACAGTGGATAACGCGCTTATCCCTTATTATCAAGCTTATGATTTTAATGCCGTTACGGGCCAAGAAGCCTATTTTATACAAGACTTAATTGAAATAGACACATTTACGTTCTACATTGATTCAGTCAGGTACTCAACGTCTCAAAAATCTCGGCGTCATTATTTTGGCGAATCTCGTGCTGATAACATTCAATCATTGCCGGGTACATGGCATTTTGAGCGCACATATAATGGGGCTACTCTTTATATTTATTTTCTCCCAGACCAAAACTATCCGTTGCAAATCTGGGGCCAGTTTCGATTAAGTTCGGTAACGATTAATCAAGATTTATCATTAACGCTCGATCAATTTTATATAAACTTCTTGCGCTATGAATTAGCAGAAAGGATTTGTGCTGAATTTGATTTTACTGTTCCCCCCGGCGTTGAGAAAAATCTTAAACGTTACCGACATTTAATCGCTAAAAAAAGTGGGCCTATTGACTTGCGTATGCTTAAAGTTTCATCGCTTCAAAAACGTGGTGCAATTAATTACGGACAAGTAAACCTTGGGAAAGGCTGGACAACATAATGACTAAAACACCAAGAGCAGAAC